GTCACACTTTTCGTGGTTCATTTTGGTAGGGTCAAGGCCAATCCAGTGTCCGCGCCCATCACCAGACTCAAAACTATAATCGGTTATTACAGTGGAAAACTTCCTAAGTGATTGGGGCAATCTTGACTCTTCCATAACAATCTCCCTTGCACTAGCGATACTGTCATTATCGCCCATATCCGCCGCCTGTCAAGAAAAATCGTAAAGATTTTTGACGATTCTTGGACAATAAAAAAGCCGCCATATTAGGCGGCTCATATGTTCCAAAATGTATACTATGTCTGCTAAGTGCAGACGTTTCGGCCTAAACTTGACGTCACATTTTGTGACCTTAAATTATAGCGAGTTTATCGAGTTTAGCGTTTACCGCTTTATCGGATCAAAGCCAAGAGGGCAACGGCTAAACCGAGCCCCGCGCCCCCCCGCCATAGCCAAAGCTCAAGGCCACGGCGTCTCTCCGCTTCCCTCAGCGATGCGTCTAAGGTCGCCAGCGACAACGCGGATCGCTCCAACGAGGAGGACAATCCGCTTGCCTCGGTCCTCGATTCGTCCAGCCTCGCCGAGAGCGCGATCAACTGTAGCCGCGCTTCCGCGAGCGATGCCTTGAGCATCTCCGAGTCTGCGGTCAAGTTCAATGCCTCGTCGGATAGCCTCGTCAAGAGACTGTCGAGCGTTTGCCAACTCGACTCCGGGGCTTCCGGGGGCGAAGGTAAGGGCGGCGAAAGCTCCACCTGCGCCGATGCAAAGGCCAAGGCAAAGCATAAAAACAGCGAAGCGAAGGCGCATTTCATCCCTCCCCCTATGACGCTAACTGGACAATGGTATTCCACGCGATGCCCTGAGCAAGCGCATTTGCCATCCGTGGTGCGAAGTTGCGCCGTCTGCCCGCGCGTGCCTTGGCGGTGTCCCCATCGGTAGCTATGGCCTCTTGTCGCCCGATGATGATCAACGCAACCATGGCCGATATCCCGATCCGCCAAAGATCAATGCTTACGTCAATCGTCCCCGTAGTCCTGAGCATAGGCAGATAGTTTGACAACAGGATTCCGACTATCGTCAGGATATAGGCGAGGAAGTCATCGGCAAGGTCTATAGCCTTAGCAGTCAGTTTTCGCATTGCGATTCTCCTCGACGAAAGGCCAGAGCCTTTCATCCTGGATATGCCATTCCCTTTTTTCCCTTGCCATCATCCTAGCCTGATGCGCGAGGACAAGCCGCTCAAAGGGCAATACCTCTTCGGCATGATCAGTCAATGTCCACTCCTCCCGCCGCTGTTTCCTCGCGGATTATGTCAGCTTTTATCTGTAGACATTCCTCTATTTGCGATAACCATTTCCCGACTTGTTCATCTTTCCGCGCCCACTGGATAAGGCTTTCAGCTTCGCCCATCTCTTCGCCATAGTATATGGCTACCTGCGTTCGGCCCGCTCCCTCGTCAAACTTCGCGCATCCACCGAGGACTAGGCAGGGATCAACTACATAGTTCCCTATCCTCATGTCTCCACCTTCGCGGATATGCCGTCCCGTCTCGCGGTCAATCGGAGCATAGCACCCCCCTGAGCTTGCGGTCGCCTCATGCGCTCTTCGGCAAAGGATAATCGATAGCCTTTAGTGCTTGCATCGGTTTCCTGTAGGTTGCGGAGGTATGTCCCCGTTATCACTCCCCGTTGCTCCCTCGAATAGAAGTTGCCCATTCTGTCGAGCCCTTGCTCTTCGCCTACGATCCCCGACCATTTGCGGTGTACATGGCCCATCCAGATAAGATCCGAGGATATGTATTCCCTGCGCTTCAAACCGATCAATCCGTCCGTTACATCGCCTCCGGTCCCCTGCCCATGGTTGTAATAGATATCGTAATTCTGCACATGGCCGCGCCCGACGCCCTCGAAAATCAGGCGGATGAATCCGGTATAGCCGCCGTGCCGGATAGGCGAAAGTTTCGGATTGCGTGAACGATTGAGAAATCCAATCAACAGCTTAGTAGCGTCAACCGAATGATGTTTCAAAACCGCCGTCTCATGGTTGCCGCATCCGATCATGTCGATCAGGTCAACGTAAGGTTTTAGCAAAGCCTCCGCGTGCTCGATAGCCTTGTTGATCTTCCCGTCTATCTCGTGGTATTGATCCGAGGAAGGGGTATAGCGCTTCATGTCTCCCGGCAGGATCAAACCAAGGATATCCCCGTTCAGGTAGATCCTCGCATTCTCAGCTCTCGCCGCGTCAAACTCCTTTTTGAATAGCGCCTCATCAAAGCCAGGTTCATCAATATGAAGATCGGACGCGAGGAAGTACGCGAACCGCTCCCCATCCTTGTATCCTATGCGCGAAATTATGCGCTCCATCAAGCCTCCACAAGCTCGCCGGGGATCATGTCTCCGGGCATTACTTTGTAAGCGTCTAGGATGTTGCCGATAGCTTCGAGGTCGGATGGGCAGACGACGAAACACCCCGCGCTCCAAGCCTTAGCCAACAGTGTCATAGGCTCCGCAGGCTTGCAGGCTTGCGTATCGTGGACAAGCCATCGGGACGTATCGGCTGGACCCTTCCCCGCGATAGGCTCAACTGAATTGTCATTGATCTTTTGCCCCTCAAGATCGAAGGTCCGGCATATGCCGTGTATCCTCCCGTGGAAAAGTCTCGGATCAACGAAGGCTTTGATCATGAGCTGTCCCGGCGCTACGGTATCGGCGAAGCGTGCAGACCTCATGTTGACGACCGTCTGGACATGGGCGGAAAACAGAAGCGCCTCATCGCAGAATAGTTCCAATTTATCGGGCATATTCGGGACATCGAAAGGGCGGAGCGAGGTCTTTTTACGAGTCACGCGAAAGAAAAGGCCCTTCACGCGCTCGCCTCAACGCACCGCTTTACCTCATGGGTAGTCTCGATCTTGACTATCCGCTCGCCGTGATCAACTAGTTTTTCGTCATGCTCATCGAGCTTCTTTATCACGCGCTCTATCACCTTTGAATTGTTGTCAATCGACATCCGCACGGGCGCTATCGTAGACTTAAGTACCCATGCGGTCAAGCCCCCCAAGATGGTCAATGCCCCGAGCAACGATGCGACGATTTCCGCTACTTCCATGTACTCCCCCTAGCTGCCCACGATGTTAGTAACATGATCTGGGTATAATTGAGCATATACAATATGCTTAATTCTCCCGGAGCATAATACTTCCCATACGTCTGCGGCTCTATGAATTGACCATCGTAATAGACTACGGCATGATTTACGGTAGCGGCGAGATATGATCCGGGCCCGAGTAGCGACACCATATAAATAGCGAAGTCCTCGCAATCACCGCCACCATCGGTAGAAAATACTTCAGGGGACTTCCATGTATCGTTAGTCTCTATCATGTATTCATGCTGGCTAGTCATAATCCATGCTTTATCAAGAGACAAATAATACTTATTACCCAAAGAACAAGATGATAGTATTATGCATAATATAAACGCAAGCCTAAGAATTATACCCCCCCGTATACGTATTCGCGCAAGCATTCGTCGCCGCGTCGGCATAGCTTGCATTATATGGCGTGGCATCCGAAGATTTACATTGTTGCACCTGCGAGCAACTGGAGAAACCATAATCTATTGATCCAGCTCCAGGCGTGCTATTACTGGCAGAATTGCATACACTTATATTAACGCAACTTGTAAACCCGGCAGTAAAGGCCGTAGCTCCAGCAGTTGAATTGGAATAGAATCTACACCCAGAAAGATAGGTACAAGCATTAAAGCCATATACGTTAGCCGATCCTCCGCTAGTACTATTGGAAAAGGCATCACAGTTTCCAACTGACGAGCAAGTATCGTAACCATAGAAGCTCCCATTGCTCCCCGTGGTACTGTTGCTATATGCCGAACAAGAACTAAGGTTTTTACAATTACTAAACGCTATCAATCTGCCCTGAGTACCGGAGCAGTCTAAGGTATTCAGAAATACCTTGCATCCTACAACCATGTCGCATAATCCGAATAGATTGTTTATTCCCGTAAACGTAGAATTAACTACTGTTTCGGTAGCGGTTATCGTACATCCCACAACAGTGACAATATCATAAAAAGCATAAAAGGTCTTACTGCTGTCTGCCGTTAATTTGTAATTTTGCAGTACTATATTCATCGCGTCGCAACTTGTCGAAGCGGCACCGTCTATAATTTTCATATTTGCTGTAGTAAAGTTTAATGATGCCTTTAGTCCATCTATGGTAAAATCCGCAATTCTTGCTCCAGCCGAGCCCGAGAAACTAATCATATTTGTTACCGAGGTACTAGCCGGGATAAGAATGGTTTGCGGGCCTTGGCCGATGAGTATTGTATTGTTTTTCATTGTTATTGAATCGCCAAGTATGAATGATCCGTGTGTCAACAACACTGTCCCGCCCGTAGAAGCGGTTACATCTATCGCGTCCTGAATCTGTATGTCGTCGTCTGTTCCGTCGCAGTAGTAATCTGCCTGCCCCGTGTAGTCAGATGCCGCGACAGTCAGTGTGTTGCCCCGATTGTTCAGGTCTTGCGCCCTTCCCGTGCTTATCAGCCTAGCCCTGCGCGATGTAGTCTTGCTCCACGTTCCCGATGGTACGCGGCAAACAAGCAACGTCTCGCCTATTCCTCCGACCTGCCGCGAGAACGACACGCGGGTTATCTCAACGTCAACGTCGATGCTCTCGGCCTCTGATGCCTGCCCGTTGATCGTGTACGCAAGGGTAAGGTGCCATGTATCGTTTATGTCATAGTTGAATGCGCATCCGGGAAGATGTATCTGATACATCGAATGGGCGGAAAGCTCTTTTTTGACGTAATCGCCAAGAGATTCCACTTGATCCGCGTCCATGATGAAAGCATTCGATACCTCGACCGAAGTTTCCCCGTCCCGCTCGATAGAGGAATAGTCCTTGTATATCCACTGATAGGCCGCGTCATGCTGGACTACGGCTTTACCTTGAATGGAGATTCCCGTACAAGTAAGATCGCCCCCCGAATTATTATAGAGTTTGAAAACCGCCCTATCAGGATACGAGGTGGTATCAAACTTTCCATTGGGAGCAACTTGCACGAATGATGAAGGCTTCGTAACAAGCCGAGCGGTCCCCGTCTGTAGGCCGATGACATGGAATTCGGGGTCTACTAGGCGGGCCTTCTCTGCCGCAAGCTTCGCCTTCTTTGCCGCCTCAACGGGAGCAACGTGCCAAATATAGTTGGTTCCGAAAGCGACACCTACGGCGATTAGTGTACCAATGATAAACGCGAACATCATTCCACCGCCGTCTTGTCGATTATCTGGCCATAGACGGCTTCAATCTCCGTCACTCCGTCTGTCGCGGTGCTGGGTATCGTGCCGGTTGTGGCTATCACTCGGGTAAACTGGCTTGACTCCGTGGCCGCGTCCGAGGGGAGCCCCGCCGCTTGGGCCTGCCAGACGCATTCTACATTAGGCCGCTTGATTATCTCGCAGCCCTTTACCGTGATCTTGTTAGCCTGCATATTCTGCTGCCCCGCGCCTATGCCGTCAAAGCCCGTGATGCTCCCGAGCGATGAGCCAGCAACGGAGCCGAACACCGAACGGAAGCGCAACACCCCGCTAGGGTCTATCGCCATCAGCCGCGCCCCACAAGCATCAGCGACCTGTTTCATATTCTCCCAAACATTTTCATCCTGGTATATCCAAGCCCACGGATGGACGTAATCCACATCATCGGCGTCGATGCCCACCCAATCGTAATTGCCCAATTGCTCGGAGTCTATCTGCGAAACACCGGAGGCCGAGTATGCTCCGCCCGATTTCGCGTTGAGTATCCACCATGGGATATCCGCGCCGTATTTCAGCATGGCGCAATCAACCGGGACGTTGGCGACAGTGCCCGTAAAGTTGACTTCTAGTTTGATCCTATCGCTTGCGGTACCACCCGATACAACGGTATGCGATACCACAAGCCGATCCCATCCCTTGCCCGAATGCGTCCATGCGACGGAGGTATTGCCATTTGATCCCGCAGAGTGATTATCGTAGAGCTTGATGGTCCCCGCGATGGCCGAGGCGGAATAGACATAAATGGTCCCGGTGAAACGCTCCCCCGCCGTCAGGTCTGTGAATAGGACTATTTGCGATATCGCCTTGTCGGTCCCCGAGAACTTACCGCAATATGTCCCTTGTAGAACTTGCGTCGTATCGCGCACAAACGTGCCCGTAGTTCCCCACGAATCCGCAATCGTCGCGTTCTCAAATGAGCTGTTAGTGAGGTAGTTGTAAAACTCCCGCTTCGTCGCCAGATACGCGATTTCGTGAAACACCGAATCGCTAGCGTAGGTCGCCCGCGAAAGGTAGTAGTTCTCCCAACTGCGAGACTTGCGGACTATGCGCTTCGCCATCTGCGCGATAGCATCTTCTGCCGATAGCGATACCGTGGATAGGCCCCCATTCTGCGTCGAGCGGGAGAACGATCCTGTCGGGACTGAGCCGAGGAATATCTGGTCGAAGTCGGGATCGGTGGTGAGGGAGTAATAGGAAGAGGTTATTGAATAGAGCGATGTAACTTCGGCCAAGGTTAGCGCCCTACTGAATAGCATTACTTCATCTAGCGTCCCTGCGGTATATCCCCCCCCTCCCGATCCATCGACCATCATGCGCAAGGTTGAATTATAAAGCGCGGTTAATGTAGTCGATGAATTACGGCCTATCTCAACTCCATCAATATAAAATACCGCTACGGTCCCGCTATGGGTTAATACATAGTGGTGCCAATTTGTAGCGTCTATAGCTGTTGGGCTCGTTATGCTTATAAACCCGACACCTACGTCAACCCATACGGCAGAAGGTTTTGAAGAGGCATCTAATGTCAGTCCGAACCTACTAAGCCCAGCCGCCCGCAAGGCCCTAACAATGTTACCACTAGCGGGCGCTCCCTTAAACCATGCCGATAACGTAAATGCTGATACGTCTGCATACGTTGATTCTATTTTGTTACCGATTCCGTCAAACAAAAGCCCACTTCCATGCGCTCCCGCTATCGGCGTTGCTCCCGTTATGGTTGCGACATACCCGTTCCCCGAAATGTCATATGATGCCGAAGCGGAGCCGCTATCGAATGACCAATAGCTAGCGAGGCCAGAAGATACGATATCGCCTTTCTGCTTTGTCTTGCCCTCCGTCTGCACGCCGACTTCCGAAGTTAAATACCTTTGCGCCGAAGTCCCGTTGTACGATCCCGAGGCCGGAGCGTATGTCGCGTATTGATCATCGGAAAACTCGCCCGAGAGATTGTTCAGCGACAGGTTAGCAGTCGCAGCCTTATATCCCGTTGACCGCTCGACGCCGAATGCCGTAACGGAGCGATCCGAGGTAGTGTTGATATTGCACCTAGTGCAACCGACAGCCGTCTTGGGGAACTGAAAGAATATCTCTTCGTTCTTCACGCCCGCGAAACCGTCGAGTACATCCTGGTCGGTCGCGGCGTATCCGGGGAATATGCGGACGTAGTTGATGAGGCCCGCAGAGTCGCCGCCGATGTTGAGGAGTTGATGATTGAGCCTTGTTGATATTGTCAATGCTCCAGTTGTTTTTGCATTCCGCATATAAGCATATACAGTATCACCGTTTATAACAACTGATATTCTGTGCCACTGCTGGAGTTGGCTATTTGAAGTGAACGTAGGACCAAAGCTGGCTGTTGCGGCCCCCGACACAGTTTCATAAATAATAAATCTGTCTGCTCCGGCAGAGTAGTAAAGGCTTATATTCTCAGCACCTGAATACCACTGCATTATTAATTGGCTAGAAGCGACATCATACGCGAAGGCGGGCTTTACTAGAATCTGGAAAGTCATAGGGTCGGAGTACGGAAGCATATAGACAAGATTGCCCTGAGACAGCGAATAGCTACCCGGCACCGGATCGGAGGAAGTGACAGCGGTATATGCAGGAGTACCCGATATCGGAGGATACTCCACGCCGCGAGGGTCAATGTAAAACCGGACTTCATTATTGAAGTTGCGCAAGAGGTCGGTCTTTCGTTCAGCGCTCGAATACTTGAGCATCAATATCCCCTGTTGGAATTGTTCACGGCACCGACTGCGAACTGCCGAAGCTGCCTTTCACTGAGCACCGAGCCAGCGATGTACTGATTGACCGTCATGCCAAAGCCACCCTTGCCTAATGGTATCACGGCTTCCGGCCCCGCCTCGCCTATCAGCGCGTGCGTAGGCCGAGTCACGATACCGCCGTCTGCCATTTTAGCCTCGCCCGCGCGGATCGCACCCGCAGCCGCATAGGCACCGAACGCCGCCGCCGTGTATCCAGCAGCCGCAAGAGGGTTAGAAAAGAAGCTGCCCGCCGCCATGATGGCAAACTGTTGCCCTAGCGATTCGACTACCGCCGCGATGGCCTCGACAGCCGCCTTCCCGTATGCCGACCATCCTTCCTCGCCCGACACTAGCGCCGCGCCGAAAGCCTCGGAAAGGTTCTTGAAAGCCGTCTGCCCGATGGCCTCGACCTGCTTCCCGTACTCTTCCCATGCCTTTGCCTGCTCGTCGATTACCGCCGTGGTATTCGGCGTAACCCTTCCCAATTCTATCTGTAGGTCAACCGCGCTCTGTTGCGCCTCATAGATTATTGGCAAACCCCCGGCGAAGATACGCATTATTTCGCTAACTGCTGCTGGATCACCAATAATCGCTTCAGAAATTGGCTTTCCCTTCGCGGCTCGAAGCATCGCCACTGTAGCCTCGGCTGCATTATCAATAGCAAACGCATATCGCTCTGCCTCGGCTCCTGCTTCCGCAAGAGCTAATGCCTCGGCCTCAAGTTCTTTAGCTAGAACAGCGGCAGCATTGGAAACAACTATATTCGTAATGGCATTTCTTTTTATACCGGATGTAGCAACATCATATGCCAATGATAGAGCAGTCATTTCATCGTTGTATTTTTTTAATTCGTTAGCCGATCTTATATCTCTTAGCCCTTCTGCCTGGACCTTCATTAGTTCTCGTATTCTGTCTGGAGAGAAACTACCTCGCCCAGAAACGGCCATGCCTAGATCGAGCTTGTCATTTATGGCAACGGCGGCAGCTGCGGCGGCTGCGGAAATCTTAGTCACAAGAGGCTTGAAGTCAGTGGCGATTGCCCGCCCCATAGCCTCCCTAAGATTGCCCATTTCATTCTTGAGCTTTTCGGCAGCTCCAAAGGCAGAAGTGCCCAATACCTCCGCCATGCCCTTATATTGCTCATTGACAAGCCTTACCGCTTCGCCGTTTTTGAGTTGTTCGGTAGTCAATGCCTTGACCGCCGCGTTCTGCCGCCCGAGCATTCCCGCATTGCCCTGCAAGGTCGCGTTGAGTTGCTTGACCGCCGTCTCCAGGTCGATGCCCGTAGCCGCCGCGAGGTTAGTCGCTGCTTGTACGAGGTCGTGTATCTTGTCCTCGGACAGCCCCATCGCCGCGAGGTTGCCCATGATGGCGACAGTCGCGTCACCTTCGAACTGCGTGGTTTTTTCAAGTTGCGAGGCGAAATCGGAAAGGCGCTTTCCCGCTCCGTCGGCCATGTTGCCGTTGTCTTTTAGGGCCTGCGAGAAGATGATCCCGGCCCGCTCGGCCTCACCGAAGGAGTTGTAAAGCTCGGTCCCTACCTGCGCAACCTGCCTAAGCGCTCCCGCCACCTTGCCCGCGATAGCCATCGGCCCTTGCATCACATGAGCCATGTCGGCAAAGGCTCCGCTCAGGGCGGATAGTCCCGTGCGAGTATTCTTCGTCTCCCGCTCAAAGCTCTTGAGCTTGGATATCGCGTCGGCAACCTCGGCCTTTATTTCAAGCCTTAACTCTTCGACGGTTGCCATTAGCTTTTCTCCTCTTTGATCGCGTCCTTCGTTGACTTGCGGATTACTTGCCTCATCTTATTATAGCCAGCCCGCCAAGCCGGACGCATGAACGGATGGGCAAGACGCTTTCGGCTTCCGTACTCGGCCACGTTCGCATAGGGCAATCGGACCCACACCGCGCCTGTCTTTGCCATCTTCGAATATGACCATTTCAATTCGTCCTTGATATGTACGGGAGGGTCGAGCGGGTCGACAGGCGCTTTCTTGACCGCTGTCTGATATGCCGTCTGCGTCACGATCAATAGTATCGCATCCTGCAAGTCCTCGGGAATGTTGCTATACCCGAAGTGTCCAAGCGCTCCTTCTATGTTGAGGTATACCATCATTCCACCTTCATTTTATCCGCGCACGATTGCATGACACGAACCACGTCAAGCCATAGGCACGGTTGATCAAGTACCCCCCCCGCCTCGGGATTGCCAAAGGTTTTCCAGTCGCGCCATATCTGCACCGCTTCCCAAAAATCATCGGTCGCGTATCCCGGTAGGCTCCGGCGCTGAACCCGCTCGCCTACCGTCGTAACCGTCTCCATGTCCTTCGGCCCAAGGTCTTTCAACTGATCGCAATACGGAGGCAGGAAGTAGCCTTTCGCCCAGCCGAAAAAGGCTATTTGGAGTTTTTTAGTCCTACCTCTTCCCCGCCCTGCCTCCGCCATATCTTGGCTCCGACTATGACGAGCATATAGGCAAGCACGTTATCCGCGTCATTAAAGGCTAGCATCTTCTCGACCGTATCAAGTGGAGTCTCGTCCTTGCCGAAAAGGTTTCGCACCTTCTTCACCGCTATCGAGCAAACGTCAACGCCGTTCGGTATCCCGTTGCCATTCGTGGAACGGTGGAGCAAGTCCACCTTCTCCCTATTTGTCAAAGCCCGATAGTCAAACGCTACGCGCTCGGCCTCGGGCTTCTCCATTTCGCTTTCGATGTAGTCAAGGTAAACTGTTCCGCCTATTACCGCTTCTTGTAGGATCACCCCTCCCCCTATGCCGTCGAGTACGCGAAACCGCCCGACGCCTGAATAGACGCCGAGAACGAAGCCACTCCGGTAACGTCGCTCCCCGTCTGGACGTTAGTCAACAGAGCGTTGGCCGCCGTCCATTTCGCCTTGCTTCCCGCCGTAGCCGAGGCGATGAGTACCACCGAGGCCCCCGCGAGCGTGCCCGCGTTCGATACCTGATCGAGGATCGTATTCTGTTGCGCGTCGGTCGAAAGGTCGCCGCTTATCTGAGCCGTGCCATTCCGTAGGCCCTGAACGGCGGAGGTATTCGTCTCACCGAACGCCGTGGTATCGAGACTCGCGACATCAACCGTCATCGACCAATTCTTGATATTCGCAATCGCCGACCCGCCCCAGGTCACGGAGCCGAGTATCCCCTTGAGACTTGTAGTTGCCATCGCTCCCCCTTACGTCGTCGAGTACTTCGCGCCGCCCGAAAGCTGGAGCGAGGCGGAGAAACTAGCGACTCCGGTAACGTCGCTCCCCGTCTGGATATTCGTAAGCTGCGCTCCGGTCGCGTACCACTTCGCCTTTTTCCCTGCCACTGTGGAGAGGAAGAGCGATACCGTGAGGGCCGCGAGAGTCCCCGCGTTGCTCACCTGATCAAGAAGCGTGTTCATCGTCGCATCCGTGGACAGGTCGCCGCTTATCTGAGCAGTCGCATTGCGTAGCCCCTGCGTAGCGGTCGTATTCGTGTCGCCGAATGAAGTGGTATCAAGCGAAGCGACATCGACAGTCATGCTCCAATTCTTGATATTGGCGATCTTCGTTCCCGCACCCGCGCCCGTGGCGACGGAACCGCTCAGGCCATTGTATACAGTAGCCATTAGTCCTCCTCCTCGCCCGCAGGCTTCGTCTCGTCAATCAATACATCCTCAACCGGAAACATAAGGCTCCCGCATGGGTCTCCATTGGGATACATAGGCTCCCCGCAGAATACGATATCGCCACGGTCCGCGACGATTCCGCATCCTGAGCATTTCATCATCATGCGAGTCCTCCCTTTATCTCCGATATCAGATTTTCGCAAGTAATCGAAGCGCCTTTGAGTTGCCACAAAGTAGCCTTTTGCGCCTCTATCAATTTAGTCTGGTTTCCAATGTCATCGTCGATTGTCTTTTTCTTTTCCGATATCTGTAGGCAAAGCGCGTCATGGTCGTCGTATCCGTAGCGCCATGATGGGCGGATCAACAGCGTATCATCGGGAGCCCACACCACAATGCCACGCGCATGGGCAACTCCGAGGTAGTACTTGACTCCCGGCCTCTGCCTCATGTATTCGTCTTTATGCAAAAGGACAACACCGTAAAGACGGATCTCCTCGTACCCTAGCCATATCGCGTAAGCCATCATGTAGGCTATCGTCGAGGAATAATCCTCGCCTAGTTGATCGGCTATCTCGTCGGCGGGGAACGCCTCGGAAGTGGGAATATCCCGCTCCCTCCGCTGCATGATTACGGGCTTCCCGCACTTCGCAAGCCTATCCAGTTTCTCCGCGAATACGGGACGCTTGTGCATCTCGAAAAACACATCTACACGGTGAACGCTGTTCCATCCGTTCTCTTCGGTATCCGCAACCGGAGTCCATCCGAGCGATTCAGAAAACACCGCGCCCGATATCGCCCAAATGTCAAAACCCTTGTCATCATACGGAGCGAGCCTTTTTGACGGAGCCGACCCGATTATGCAAAGCCTATTTGCTGTTTTCGTCAACGCTCATACTCCGGCGACCAGTAGACGATACCATGCCACCATTGCTCATCCTGATCCCGCATGACCATCGGACCCGAGGCCCTAGCAAATATGACGTTGTTCCCTCCCGTCCCTACCGCACCCGTGAAGCGATTAAGCGCCGTCGCAAGTAGGTTCCCTATCGCTATGCAATTCGCGTCAGACTTCGAGAATACGTCAAACTGTATTTCTGGCTGCGCGACATCCGTTGTCCCGAATGCGTAAGGCTCATTCGATGGGACGATTACCTGATACCGTATGAAGTCTGTTTCCAGCAAGTCCGGCGCGGCCCCGTGGTAAATGTCCAACCCGACATAAGCGGTTATCGAGGATTGCCCTGTCAGGTAGGTGTATATGGAGCCTTCAATAGTTGCCATTCTATTTAGTCTCCACTGCGATTATCTGCAATTCCCGGCACCGCTCGTCGGGATTGATGATCGTCTTGAAACGGAAGCGCCTATCCTCGAAAATGCCGATGTGCGCGGTCGTGAGATTGTTCACGAAACGCATGGTTATTTTGTGGGTTAACTCGTTCGCGGTCCCGCCGAGGCCCTGGTATTCCTTCCCCGACATGGGCGCTATCTCGCACCAAAACGTACCAAGCAAGGTCAACGTCTCAGTAGAGGGCACCCCGCCCGAGAGCTTGACATCGTATACGGACATTCGATGCCGGAGCCTGCCGGTCCTCATGAATCCCTCCACGATTTTACAGTCGAAGGATCGGGTATCGGACATTCCTTACCCGCCAGCCCGTCGAGGGCAAACTTGCGAAGCTCATCCACAAGCTCGCCTAAGTCTTTCGCGCTACTGTATCCGTCTCGGTCATAGGCATAGGGGGAGGGGTGATCCTACAAGAAGCGGTAATAGGCGGAACAGTTTACCTTGACTACATCGAAAGCGAAAT